GTCGCTGATCGTCTTGGGCTGGCGGTCGGCCGGGCCACGGTATGCGCGGGAAGCAGCCATTTACTTGGCCTCCAGGTGCGAGTTGAGCGAGTAGCCGGCGAACTCGTCGCCGGGCTTGGCGCCGCCGCCGGCCGGGAGCACCGGCGCGGCCTTGGCCTTGAGTTCCTTCAGGCGGGCCAGCGGCAGGGCCTTGAGGTCGTCGGCGGTCAGCGCGCTGTTGGTCGCCAGCTCGACGGCCAGCGCGTCGCGCTCGGCGTTCGCAGCGGCGGTGCGCTCGGCCTCGATGGTGGCGAGCTGCGCATTCGCCGCGGTCAGCGCGTCGACGTGGGGCTTGGCCACCTGGGCGTTGTAGGCGGCGAGGACCTGGGCATCGTCCAGTCCCGCCGTGCTGATGCCGGCTGCATTGAGCGCGGCGAGAAGCTGGTCTTTCACGCGGTCTTCCTTGCGGTTGGTGATCGGTTCGTACTCGACCTTGCGGGTCACCTGTACGGCTTGCCCGGCAAATGCTACGGAGCCCCCAGAGGACACCGTGTAGTCATCGCGCCAGAAGGTCCCGTCCTGCGCGGTCCAGATTGCGTACTTGTCGAAGACCTCGCGCAGCCACGCGCCCTCGGGCAGCTGCTTGTAGAGGGCCTCGCTGATCTGGTCGAAGCTCATGTCGGCGCTGCCGCTGTTGCCAAGCAGGCGCAGCAGCCACGCCTTCAGCCCGGCCGCGCGCTTGTCGGCGGGCGCCAGGTTGACGGTGACGGTCTCGACCTCCTCGGGCTCTCCTGCAGCGTTCAGGAACATGCCGACGCCCTGCTCCGGGGTGCCGGCTCCGCGCTCGTTCAGCAACAGCGCCAGATGGTCGTATTGCAGCTTGGTGGCGATGCGCGTGTACGCCTTGCCGCCGCTCTCGCCGTTGGCCTCGATGGGCTCGACGAAAAGGCCGGTGCTGACGTGGATCGGCTCGACGTTGCTGCCGTTGATGGCGGCGTCCAGGCGGTCCAGCAGCTTCACGCCGTCCGGGTGCGCCTTGGCCTGGGCCTCGTTGACCACCACGTCGACCAGCGTGCGGCCGGCCTCGTGGCGTGCGTTGCGCGCGTAGGCGCCGCACCAGGCGCTGGCCAGGGCCTCGCCATTGAGGGCGCTGATGTGCTGGCCGGCGGCGTTCTTCGGGTGGCCGGCCGGTGCCGGCTTGCCCTCCAGCGTGGCCACGCCTGCCGCGAGCTGGTCGCCCGGGTACAGCATGGCATTCATCACGATGCCGTCGACCGCCCCGCAGACGTCGCGGATCGTGTACGTCGCACCCGCCTTGCTGACGGCCGCGGCGTTGACGGTGGAGAGGATGTGGACGCGCTTCTTGCTCATGCGCCGGGATGCTACGGAGCACCCTAGCGAGGCTTCTTCGTCCTAGCCCAGTTCTCCCGCTCGCGCCGGAACGTCGCCTTCGCGGCGTCGCTCAGCATCGGACGGCCGGCGTCATCGAGCAGGCACTCGGTCTGGCCGCAGTGGCAGCGGTATCGGTTTCCGTCGCGCGAGTAGAAGTCGCGGACCTCGGCCGTCGTGTACACCCGCCCGTTCCGGCTGGCATGCCATGGCCTGGTCATCGGCAGCAGCGCCGACGTCCACAGCAGTCCGAGGCTTAGCCCGAACTCCTCCTCGGCGGCGTCCTTCTCGGCCCACCGCGCCTGGCGCAGCGTGTCGGTGATGTCGGTCTGCGCGTAGCTGTAGGCCTGGCGCTCGCTGACGCCCAGCCGTTCCATGATCTCCTTGCGGACGGCGCGCGGGTTCTTGCCGTCCGCCACGGCCCTGGTGATGATCTGGCTCAGCTCGGACTTCACGCCAGCCGACAGCCCGGTCCAGTGTTCGTAGCTCTTGATCTGTGCCATGGCGACGCGGTTGCGGTACGGCTCGCTGTAGACAACCTGCTGCAGGCTGCGCGCGGCGGCGTAGGACGGCGACAGACGGGTGATGTTGGCCACGCTCTGCGCCGTGCCTGTCTGCGCGGCCTCGGACACGAAGGCCGACCACCAGAAGACCGACGCGGGGTCGCGTCCGCTGGCGATCCATCGGTCTAGCGCCCGGCCAAGCTCGGCCGACAGCGCCTCCATCTGCTGCGGCGTCATCGCGTACAGCGTGCGCTCGATCCCCTCGGCCTGAAGCGTCTGGACCGCGCCGAAGATAGCCAGCACCTCGCGCAGCAGGCCTGCGAACCTGGCGCGGATGGCGGCCACAGCCCGGCGCAGGATGCCGGCGCTGCCGGTGCGCTCGGTGGTGCTGCCGACGATGATCGGGGACTTGATGGGTGGTTTGCGCTTCACAGCCCGCCCAGTGCGCCGCACATCAGAAGCTCCTCTTCTTCCTCGTTGCGGCGCCGCATGATGGCGGCCCGGATCTCTGCCGGCGTCGGCGCTGGTGGCTGCCGCTCCCGGCGCTCCTCATCTTCGTCGCGCCTGCGGGGCCGCGCCCTGGTGCTGGCGTCCCATCCGCCCCACCCTGATAGCGGCGGCGGTTCAGCGGCCCGGCGCTCCAGCAGCAGCAGGTACAGGTGGCCGATCATGGCTAGGTGTAGGCGATGGCCACCGGCACGACATCGCGCACCGGGCCCGGGTCGTCCTCAGGAAGCACATCGCCGCCCGGGTCGCCCTCCTCGGGCATGCCGTCGTCGACGCGCTCCTCGTAGTCCAGCACAGCGCGCAGCTCGTTGCCGTCGAACAGGGGCTCGGACAGCCCGGCCTGGAATGCCTGCTGCATGGCGGATGTCATCTTGCCCAGGATGTCGACCTTGTCGGCGTCGCCCGGGGCGTCCAGCGCCGGCCACTCGATCTCGAACTCGCCCGCGTCGACCAGGCCGGCGGCCTGCATCCGGCGCACCAGCTGCTCGAGCATCGGCGTTAGTTCGTTGATCTGGCGCGACTTGCAGCGCGCGACCATGTCGGCCTTGTCCTCGTCGCTGGCCATGCGCCCGGTCTGCTGGCCGAACAGCACGGTAAACGGGATCTGCACCGCCGCCGCGAACAGGTTGGCCGCCACCTGGAACGACGGCTCGGGGTCGTGCACCGTCGTCTGCAGCGTCGAGGCGTCGCCGCCCTGCAGGACGATGGAGCTTTCCTGGTTGCGGTTGAGCGCCCGGGTCTGCTCCTCGATCACCTCGCGCACGGACTGCGTGCCGGGCGTACCGTCCGCGTTCTGCGTGATGGCCATCGGGCTCGACTGGGCGTCGAACTTGAACACCAGGCTCCGCGCCGAGTTCTTGAGGAACGACTCCGCGCTGCCGCCCGCGATCTTCTCCAGGTCCACAAGGTGGTTGAAGCCGGCCTTCAGCAGCGGCACGCCGTCCATGAAGTCGCCGACGCTGCCCTCGGCCAGGATCTGCACGCGGCTCGGGTGGACGTTTTGCCACTGGTCCGGCGCGCCCTGCGTGTCGGCAGCTGACGGCCGGCGCATGCGGTACTCCCACATCGTCGGCTGCCCGAAGGTCTCGCTGGCCTGGTCCAGATCCCAGGCGGCGACGCGGAGCTGATCCTCGTACACCGGCACCAGATCCACCAGGCGCGCGGCGCGCTGCAGCGGCTCGGCCAGGGTCTTGTTGTCGGCCACGCGGTAGATCAGGCCGGCGTAGCGGCCGACCATGTTGCGGCGGTCGAAGTCGCGCAGCTTCTGCCATGCGTTGATGCCGGCCAGCAGCTTGGACAGTTTCGTCTCCCACGGCGTCGCGGCATCGGCGCCGGGCGACTTGATGCGCGGGCGCTCCTGCCAGCACTTGTCGAGGATGCGGTGCACGGCGCCGTGCCCGGGCCCGCCGCGCTCGTAGGCCTGCAGGTAGTCCGGGAAGGACAGCGTCGTCTTGTACCCGTACTGCCCCCAGGCTGCCGGGCGGCCGGCGTCGAGGGCGCCGAACACGCCGAGCGACTCTTCCCGGGCCCGGATGAGTTCGGACGTGGTGAGGTTGATGACAATCGGCTGCATGGCAGGCGATGCTAGGGAGCGCCTGTCAGGCGAACACCCCGACAGACGGAGCCAGCAACTGGGCGAACGCCCGGCCGGCCGCGTCGATCTGGTCCTTGTAGGTGCCGAACGGGAAGAGCCCGGCTTCCTCGATGAATGGCCCGTTCCACGCCGCGCGCAGCATGAGCACGTTCCCGGCGTTGATCTGGCTGGCCAGCGGGTCGGCGCGCAGCACCTTGTCGCCAGTCTCCGGGCTGAAGTGCAGCGTGTGCCCGGCCAGCAGTTTCCCGAAGGCGGCCACCTGGCCCTTGCCGGCCTGGCCCGGGTCCTGCGGGATCGACTGCTTCAGGCCGCGGCCGTCCCGGTCT